TAAACTAATGGAAGCCGCAGCAGACATTCTTGCAGGAAGCAAGAAATCAGCACCGGGCATGCCAAGCCAAAAACTACAAGGTTCTGAGTATACAGAACTTGGTGGACCAACTAACAAACCAGCAGATGGTGAAGACCGTGTCGGTGAAGATCCATATAAGGACTACAAAATAGATCCTGAAAATGCGAAAAGAACCGTAGCACCTACGACTAAGCCTTCATCTGCATCACCAGACACTCAACTCAAATTGGGTGGTGGTAAGAAGACTATGGGTGAAGAAGAATTAACTGACGAAGAAATCATTGCTGAAAAAATGCATGATGACGAAGCAGAAGATAAAGCAATGATGAAGAAAATGAAAATGAAAGAAAAAATGAAAGAGGATGTTAATGCCCTTTTCTCAGACGATTCTACCATTTCAGAAGAATTCAAATCCAAAGTTTCTACTATTTTTGAAGCTCGTGTTGAAGACCGTGTTTCTCAAATTCAAGAAGAAATTGAAACAGAATATGCTGGTATGCTTGAAGAAGCAGTCGAGTCTATTCGTGCCGACCTTACAGAGAAAGTAGATGACTACCTTTCATATGTTGTTGAACAATGGATGAAAGACAATGAAATCGCTATCGAATCTGGTCTCCGCTCAGAATTGACAGAAGACTTCATCTCAGGTATGCGTAACCTATTTGCAGAACATTATATTGATGTGCCTGCAGAAAAAGTCGACCTCGTTGACGAACTTGCTGGTAAAGTTGAAGAACTAGAAAGCAAACTCAATGAAGAAATCGAGCGTGCAATTGACTTAAAGAAATCTTTAGTTGAGTCACGCAAAGTAGAAATGACCCGTAAAGTGTGTGAAGGTCTTACCGACACTCAAGTTGAAAAAATCAAATCACTCGCAGAGAGTGTAGAATTCTCCACAGAGGACGAATACAAACAGAAACTTGAAACAATCCGTGAGAACTATTTCCCTTCTAATGCTAAAAAAGCAACAGAAGCACATCTGCACGAAGAGTTTGAAGAAGAAGATGCAAAGAAAGTCATTAATGACCCATTCGTTGCTGCTGTCTCTCAAGCCATTTCTAAAACAAAAATTTAATTAGTAAACCCCAAGGAGATAACACATGTATTTGTCCGAATCATTACAGAAAAAGTGGGAAGGTGTACTGGATCATCCAGACCTAGCCCCAATCAAAGACCCATACCGTAAAGCGGTTACAGCTGTTATTCTTGAGAATCAAGCTCAAGAAATGCAAAAAGCTAGTGGTCAATACTTGAACGAAGCCGTTCCAACCAATTCAGCATCTGCTGGTTTGGGTTCAGGCGGTGCTACAGGCTTCTCTTCTGGTGCTACTGCATCAGGTCCAGTTGCCGGTTTTGATCCAATCTTAATTAGCTTGGTTCGCCGTTCATTACCTAACCTCATCGCTTATGATGTTTGCGGTGTGCAACCAATGACAGGTCCTACAGGACTTATCTTTGCAATGCGCTCTACTTACTCTACTGCGTTGGGTACAGAAGCCTTCTACAATGAAGCAAACACTGGTTTCGGTGGTCTCGGTACCGCTCAAACTGCGTTGACAGTTGGTTCTGCCGCTGCTAACACTTTCGTTGCTAACGGTGCAGGCGTTGCCGGTATGTCTACTGCTCTTGCAGAAGCATTAGGTGACTCTTCTAACACCTTCCAAGAAATGGCATTCTCTATTGAGAAAGTTACTGTTACTGCAAAGACCCGTGCTTTGAAGGCAGAATACTCAATCGAATTAGCACAAGACTTGAAGGCAGTTCATGGTTTAGATGCAGAAACAGAATTAGCAAACATCTTGTCTGCTGAAATTCTTGCTGAAATCAACCGTGAAGTTGTTCGTACAATCTACTCTGTTGCTAAGACTGGTGCTCAAGTAGGTACAACTACTGCTGGTACATTCGACTTAGATACTGACTCTAACGGTCGTTGGATGGTAGAAAAAGTTAAAGGTTTGGCATTCCAAATCGAAAGAGAAGCCAATACGATTGCTAAAACAACTCGTAGAGGTAAAGGTAACATCATCATCGTTTCTTCAGATGTTGCATCTGCATTTGCGATGGCTGGTTTGTTAGACTACAACTCTGCTTTACAATCACAAGTTAACTTAACAGTTGACGACACTGGCAATACATTTGCTGGTACAATGTTTGGTCGTATCAAAGTGTACATTGACCCATATGCAACAGTTAACCAAACTTCCGAGTTTGCAGTTGTTGGTTATAAGGGTTCTAACGCTTATGACGCTGGTATTTTCTACTGCCCATATGTTCCTTTACAAATGGTTCGTGCAGTTGATACTGGTACATTCCAACCAAAAATTGGTTTCAAGACTCGTTACGGCATTGTTGCAAACCCATTCGCAGAAGGCACATCAAAAGGTGCTGGTGCATTGAACGGTCTTGCTAACAACTACTACCGTGCGTTCAAGATTGCAAACATAATGTAATCTAAAAGTCACCGATAAGAGTGACACTTTAAAGAGACCTCCCAAAAAGAGGTCTCTTTTTTTTGGCGTATAAATAAGCATATGACAGCTACTAATAGAAACCCAAATAATCCAAACTTTCTACAACCGAATAAGTTTATAATAAACTTTGCTCGGGCGCCTAGTATACAATACTTCTGCCAGTCAGTAAGTGTTCCTGGTATTTCATTGTCTGAAGTTCCACAGAATACACCGTTTGTTGATGTATATGTTCCAGGTGAGAAAGCAATTTACGACTTACTTAATATTACCTTTTTGATTGATGAAGAATTAAAAGGTTGGATGGAAATACACGACTGGATTCGTGCCATGACTTTTCCTAAAGATTTCTCTGAGTATGTGAATCTTGGTAACTTGAGTAGACAGGCAAATGCAGCTTTAGCATCAACAAGAAAACCACAATACTCTGATGCGGCAATTACAATATTGTCTTCATCTAATACACCATACTACAGGTACAAATTATATGATTGTTTCCCAACATCATTATCTACCTTTATTATGGGTGCAAACGATTCACCAGATACCGCAATGAGTGCCGATGCCACATTTAGGTACAGTTACTACGATATAGAAAAATTATTTTAAAAAGAGCTTGACATTATTGCTCTTTTAGTGTAGCCTCTAAGTTTAAAGGAGGCATTTTACCATGAAACAACTTGATGATTTACTTGAGATGTGGCGTGCCGATTCTGAAATAGACAGAACAGAACCAGGCAAAGAACTAATCAACATTCCCAAACTACACAGCAAATACTTGAATATACTTTCAAGGCATCGGCTATTGTCTAAAGAATCTGAATTTAAGTATAACAAAATGAAGAGACTGAAATGGGAATACTATACAGGTAAATTGGATGATGACCAATTAAAACAATACAATTGGGAACCATTCCCATATGTGTTGAAATCCGAACTGACTACATACTTAGAGAGTGATGATGATATCAATAAACATCTAGCGAATAAATTAATGCATGATGAGATTGTTGATGTGTGTCAGAGTATATTAAAAGAATTGAATTCACGGACATTTCAACTTCGTGATTTTATAGCATGGGAAAGATTCATACAAGGTGTCTGATTTAATTTTACATAAAAAGAATGAAGCATATATTCAATTTGAGTGTGATAGAGGTATTGCACAAGAGTTATCAGATTACTTCACCTTTTATGTTCCAGGTCATCAATTTACACCCGCATTTAAATCCAGAGTTTGGGATGGTAAAATTAGGTTAGCAGACCTAAGAAACTTTACCATTTATCATGGACTTGTTACTTACATTGAAATCTTTTGTAAAGAAAGAGATTATACATTAGAGATTGATTCTGATGTATCAGTCACACAAAACTTTTCATTGGTTGAAGCAAAAGAATTTGTTGATACACTTAAAACTCCACATGAGATTAGAGACTATCAATTAAAATCTTTTGTTCAGGCAATTAGAAATAAAAGAATGTTGTTGTTATCACCAACGGCATCAGGCAAATCTTTCATACTTTATTGTATCATTCGCTATTTGCAAATAGAGAATAAGAGAGGTTTGTTAATTGTACCTACAACTTCATTAGTCGAACAGATGTATAAAGACTTTGAAGACTACGGTTACGATTCAGAACAATACTGTCACCGCCAATATTCTGGTAAAGAAAAACACACAAACAAGTTTCTTACCATTACAACTTGGCAATCAATCTACAAAAATCCTGGTGAATACTTTGAACAATTTGATTTTGTTCTTGGTGATGAGGCACATCAATTCAAAGCAAAATCACTTACTACTATTCTTTCAGGTTGTGTCAACGCTAAATATAGAATAGGTACAACTGGTACTTTAGATGGTACACAAACACACAAACTTGTATTAGAAGGTTTGTTTGGTCCAGTTTACAAAGCAACATCTACTGCCGATTTGATTGATAAAGGTCAACTCGCATCATTTAAAATTAAATGTCTTATACTTAAACATCCAGAGAGTGTGTGTAAGACAGCAAGGTCTTGGGACTATAATCAAGAACTAGAATACATAGTTATGAATAAAGCAAGAAATGATTTTATTAGAAATCTTGCTTTATCATTGAATGGTAACACTCTCATTCTATTTCAATTTGTGGAGAAACATGGTAAAGGTTTATATGCAAACATTAAAGAACATGCTAAGAATAGACATGTATTTTTTGTTTTTGGTGGTACAGATGTTGAGATTAGGGAATCAGTTAGGGCAATTACTGAGAAAGAAAGAGATGCTATCATTGTTGCTTCATATGGTACTTTCTCTACTGGCGTTAATATCCG